ATGTTCATTCTAAAGAAGACACACATGAGTATGTAATAAAAGGGGATATTGCTACCCCCTTCTAGTTTACATCTCTAAGCCACTCTTTAACTTAGCATTCTCTTCCCTAAGCAGTCTAAGTTCGCCAGTTTCAGCAGATTCAGCTGTTTCTTTAGCCTGCATAGTATTAACCAATCTATCAAGATTAGTCGCAACAGACTTCAGGTCAACCTGAGTATCAACCTTCTCAAGAGTCTGAGCTATCAATCCCATCTCTTGCACCTTACCAGATGCTGCCATAGCACACATGACTGCTTCCATAGTTATCTTGGTGTTCTCACTCACATTGAGGTTGTCCAGCTTACTAACATTCTTACCAGCACTTGCAATATCTTTCCAGTTTGCCATTGACCAACTCCTTTATCTTTAAGCATAGCTAATTCTATACTCAAAAATAACTTCAACTTACAAATCAAAAATAACGTAATCGTGATAACGTTTAAGCACCCCATAGGGGTGTACACCTTCTGAAAGACCACGCGATAAAATGCTACATTTTTTAAAGCTTTTTCGTTTTGTGATATAAATCACTTGACTTTAGTGTCTGTTTTTATTAACTTTACCCATGAATTGGCAAGATATGTACGAGGTCACCCTCGAGAGGGTTCGACAGCTAAATGCAGAATTACACGTCCTAAAGGAAATACTGCGCTCATACCTGCCTATAATAGAAAAGGATAAAGATGAAAAGAGATGAATGGTTTCAACTAGCAAGATGGTTCAATTTGGTCATCGGCTTGTACAACTTATACTATTATGTCTACTTTGGCAATTGGGCTTTACTAGCCCTAGGGGGCCTGAATATAGCAGTATTCGTTTTCAGTCGCCAGATAAAGGAGAGATCGCTCTCTTCCTAATCCAGGTAGTCATAGGAGAAATAGGAAAAAAGCTTGACAAGGGTTATAGATGTCCCGTATATTGTGATGTAGATCATAAGCATAGATATTGGGAGAATTATGAAACAGAAAAAAGCAACATACCGCCAGATGATGGATTACCTAGACCAGACAAACCTGAGGATAGAGAACAATCAGAGGGCAGTTTACGACCTATCGCAAGTACTAACTGATTACGTAGAAATGCGTGGCAAATCCAAGGCATTAAACGCTTTTATGAGCAAAAAGCACTTAGGATCGCATGCTGAGATTCCGACTCGCTGGTCGGTATTTTCTAAGTCTATAAAAGACAACTACTTAAAGCTGAAAAAAAAGCTTGACTTTAAAAAAGAAACCTAGTAAATTACTACTAGTAACTTCGCTTAATATAAAGGAGGTCATATGAGAATCTATACTTTAACTATTGTTTACAATAAAGAGACAGAAGAGATCGAGTATATAAGCGAGGAGATAGAGGGTGATGAGAAGGAGATGATGCTGGAACATGGGGTGATTGACATGGGGGATTACTTCGATGAAGATGATATGGAGATGATCACAGGGAGTTATATTGTTGGGGAAGCTTAATAAAACGCTTCGCGTTTTGGACGACGAAGACTAAAGAAAGGGAGATATATGGGTTGCAAGAAATGTGATGAAAAGAAAGACAATCTCGCTAGAGGTCTCGGGGATACTCTAGCCAAGGTTATACATGATACCACTGGTATTGAACCTTGTGATGGTTGTAACAAGAGAAAGGAGAAGCTTAATAAATGGTTTCCATACAAGAAGAACCTGAAGACTTGAAAGGGAGAGATAAAGCTACGCATACGTGACCGTATTCGTCTAAACCTCATCCGGTGGGTGAGAAACATAGCATTCAAGGTGCTGATATCCATGGAGAAGAAACAAATTCGATCTATTACCGCTATCCAAAAACGACATATAAAGAGGGAAAATAGTGGCCAACTGGATACAAAGCGCATTCAAGAAGATAGACAAAAAAGGTACGCGAGGGAAGTGTTCAGGGGAGAAATTCGGAGGGCCTTCGTGTCCGGCTGGAAGCAAGGCATACAACATGGCCAAAACCCTCAGGAAAATAAGCAAGAAGAAGTAGGTGAGATACTACAAGGTAAGCGGGATAGAGCATAAAGTTTACGATCCAGAGGATCGTGTAGAAAATGGACTCGTTGTTATTGCTGATTGGCGCGATAGTCGCGTTGGCGACTGGGTCAAGACTGACGATGACTGTGTTATCCAGGTGCTAAGAAGAGGAAAGATGGTTCGCAAATATGGGCGGAATAAGGTCAGGGAATACGTAGGCACGTGCACTGGGACATTCCCGGTAGGCAAAAACGTAAAAATGGACGCAAGTCGCAGAGCAAACATTTACACGTTTGGGGGCAGTAAAAGCTCTGAAGATATTCTCTTGGATCGGACCACACTTACCCGTTGTGAACTTGTCTTTGTACAGTTCTTAGCATCTGGCCTGAGTCCACAAGAGGCATACTTGAAATCATTCCCTACTAAGAATGTTAATTATGCTTCTGTTAAATCATCACAACTTATGAGGACGGAGAGGATATATACAGCTATGAAAGAAGAATTAAAACCAGTATGTGAAGAATTAGGTATAGATAATAAGTCTGTACTTGAAGATATACAGTATGCATCTAAGCATTCAGAGAAAGAGGATGTTAGGTTAAGAGCATTATTTAAACTGGCAGATATATTGGATCTAGAAGATAAAAATCAAACTAAAATCACTCAGGTATCTGGAGCATTGTTCCAAGGATTTAGTCCCGAACAACTAGAGAAAGCTGAGAGACCACAACTTACAGAAGGAAATAATGATGGCAAATAATGCATTTGATGCGATGAATAGTTCTGCTGGTAATGATATGTATGTTACTGGTGGCTCAATTACCATGTCTGAATATGAGCAGAATATGACACCAGAAGATCAAAAGAAATATGAGACTCTTTTAATGGATGAATTTATGGCTTCTTATGGTAGCGACCCTCATAAGGGCAATCTTGATTTTAAGCATTGGCTAAAGTCATTAAACTTTGACCTTATTCGTGAAAGGGCTTTGAAATTTGACGATATAAAAGCAGGCAATAATGGTACGCAGAAATTGATGTTAATGCAGGATGGCAGGGAATTAGAGGATGCTGGCATGCTGCAAAGGCTTGCCCATTTGCATACAGGAAGGATTGAAGATCTTGCAGAGATAGTTTCTACTATGGAGCCTGCTACTTCACCATCACAGCAACCTCAATTTAGAGAACCTGCTGGCTACCAAAGACCTCCAGGCCCTCAAGCAGTCGGAGAATAGTGGCTAATATAAATACCCAAGATGTATCTACTGCTGAAGAGCAGCTTTTAATGGCTAAGAATGACATAATAGCATTTGGTAAGTTATTCTTGCCAGATGATTTTATGCGTAGCGAAACACCATTCTTTCACTATGAGGTGGCAGATGCTGTAAACGATCTAGATATTAGGCAGCTGGCAGTAATATTGCCTAGGGGTCATGGCAAAACAGTTCTTACGAAAGCTAGTATACTTCATGATTTTGTATTTGCTGATGACCCACTTTTCTATGGATGGGTAGCTGCTTCTAGTAAGATCTCAGTACCGAATCTAGATTATGTAAAATATCATTTGGAGTATAACGATAAGTTTTTGTATTATTTCGGCAATATAAAAGGTAGAAAATGGACAGAAGATGACATCGAACTTAAAAATGGCACTAAGCTTATCAGCAAATCTAACCTATCAGGTATTAGGGGAGGCGCTAAGCTCCATAAAAGATACGACCTCATCGTCCTGGACGACTTTGAAGATGAAAATAATACCGTTACACCTGAGTCTAGAGCTAAAATCTCTAACCTTGTTACGGCTGTTGTCTTCCCTGCTCTTGAACCTGGCACTGGTAGGCTTCGTATTAATGGTACTCCCGTTCATTTCGATAGCTTTATTAATAATATACTTGTTAATTATGACAGGGCACAGTCTAAGGGAGAAGATTTCAGTTGGAGAGTTATAACACACAAAGCATTACAAGATGATAGTACTCCTTTGTGGCCTGGATGGTTTGGCCATAAGGAGATGGAGAGAAAGAAAAAGTTTTATAGTGATTCTGGGCAGCCACAGAAATTCTATCAAGAGTATATGATGGAAGTTCAAAGTGCTGAAGATGCAATCTTTACCAGAGATCATATTAAATATTGGGAAGGGAACTTTATACATGATGAAGAAATGGGTATATCGTATATTCATACAAGTGATGGGGATGTTAAGCCGCTTAATGTATTCGCGGGTGTGGACCCCGCTACAGAT